GATATTCATAAGGGTATGGTGCATCTGCCCTATATGCATACTGGATAATACCAATACCGGGTATCTGAGTTCTAGACGGTTGTTGATATTCATAAGGGTATGGTGCATCTGCCCTATATGCATATTGTATAATACCAATACCGGGTATCTGAGTTCTAGACGGTTGTTGATAAGTGTAGGGGTATGGTGCATCTGCCCTATATGCATACTGGATAATACCAATACCGGGTATCTGAGTTCTAGACGGTTGTTGATATTCATAAGGGTATGGTGCAGCTACTCTATATGCATATTGAATAATACCGATACCACGAGTAACCGTTTGACCCACTGTTTGTGCGTTTTTAATTAACGGTTGTTGATTATTCTTAATTAACGGTTGTTGACCATCAGCGATATAAGGAATTCTAGTATTACCTATCGCAATAACTTGATAGATAGACGGCGACCTAAACTGATAAATTAACGGATTTCTACCGATATTGTTATAGGTTGATGGTTGTCTGTTTTGTTGAATAAACGGACTTTGATTATTAGCTGCGGTTTGAGCGTTTGCGGGTACTCTACCAATGGCAATATATGGTGTTGGTGCTCTTCCCTGAGATGTTTGTTGATTATTTAATGGCGTACGGGCGATGTAATTTTGCTGAAAGGAGTACCCTAAATTTACATATATGTCTGCCATTTTAACTTATTTATACTACGAACCAAAGGTGCCCTGTAGAAGTTCCACCTGCACCAGACGGTGCAACAGAAACAATTTCATAATCCAATTCTATATCTGGGTTATCAGCAGTGCCACTATCAACAATACCATTACTTGATGTTAAGGTAATGACACCTGTATCTGGTGCTTCTGCACCTTGCCATTCGGTTCCAGTCCAAGTTAATAGGTAACCTGTCTGCCCTGAAGTTGGATTTGTATTATTAACATCATTTAATGCTGTTATAGCGTGGTTAGTGATGTCACTAACTTGTCCAGTAACATCACCAGTAAAAGTTGCGTCTGTTCCGTTTGTACCACTTTCTAAAATTTTGCTGGTACCATTTGATGAGTAAATATCTCCTGTAACATCACCGAGTACATTACCCGTTAAATTACCGGAAAATGTTGAGGTTATAGTGCCAAGTGCACTGACATCACCATTTGAAGCAGTCACCACAAATTTATCTGTATTAACTGTTAAGTTTCCATCAACACCCAAAGTACCATCGATTTGAGTATTACCTGTAGAAGCCGCAACATCAAACTTTGAGTTACCAGATGTACCAACTCTAAAGTTTCCATCAACTCCTACTGTACCATCAACTTCTAAGGTGCCATCGATTTGAGTGTTACCTGTAGCTGCATCAACATCAAACAATGATGTACCACCAGTACCAACTCTAAAGTTACCATCTACACCAAGAGTACTATCTACTTCTAGAGTACCATCAATTTGTGTATTACCTGTAGCTGCATCAACATCAAACAATGATGTATCACCAGTACCAACTCTAAAGTTACCATCTACACCAAGAGTACTGTTCAGTTCAACAGCACCTTCTACCAACATATAGCCTTGTGTATAGGTATTTCCTGCAAATTCTATTTTATACTCACCGTCAATTACATCACCATATGTAAGTACCGTAGTTGCACCGAATGAACGTGCGTTTAAAATAACACCTTCATCGTTTGTATTATAGATTGCATTAAATTGGTTTTCTGTGTAATAACCAACAATAGCATCTTGAATTTCAGTTCCAATAAATGAACCAGTGAAAGAATAGACAGTTAATTTTTGACCAGCAGACAAACCGGCAGAATAAGAACCAACAAGCTGAATTTCAGTGTGTGAGTTACCTACCGGACTTGCAATAATGTAGTCATCGTCTTCAAGTAAATGCATATCATCAACAAAAACCTGAATACGATTGCTTCGAAATCTTAACGTGTTGCCACTATTGTCTTGGCCAGTGAATTCTATCTGAGAAGCGGTAGCAGTGAAAATGAATTCTTGAAAGAAGAAAACCTTTTCTTCGATACTGTTCAAGGCGTCAATGATAGTTGTTCTTCTATCAGTTGCAAGTCCAGCGATATCACCAACGTCAGTCGCTAACTCGTTGTACTTCAGTCTAAAATCATCTAAAGTACTAAATTCGTCTACTGTCTTAGCCATCTATTTTCTCTATTAGTGTCGTTATTAATTTTTTCAAATCAGAAACTTCATTCTTTAGATTTTTAATTTCTTCACGTTCGCGTTTTAATTTGTTCCTACGAAGGATATAGCTTTCGTATTCTTCATTATCTTTATTTATTATAGCCTGAGTTTGTTCATCTCGGTATAATTGATTATGTCCATCTACTTTTATACCCATTATGCTAATGCCAATGCCCTGAATGAAGTTACAACAGGAACGATACATGTGTTAGAAGATTTACCTACAATCTTTATAGCAAAAGATATAAATTCTGGCAAATCATCAGCAGTGTATGAGTACTCTTTAAATGACCTACTATCAGCATCAATTTCAATATCTGAAGTTCCAGTGGTGTTAAAATACCGCCATCCTATATCATCAACAGGAGTATCTTCATCCGTTTTAATAATTTTATACATAAATTCAAGTTCTGTTCCAAGAGGTCTGAAGTTATCTGCAAATACCTTCAATGAAGTTGCAGGATTTTGTAATTCAACCTTCTTAGTTACGTATACAAATTTATTGTTATCACCTTCTGGTTCAGTTGATGCAACATAAGTGGTCCCAGTTGGAACATCAGATGATGTATCAATATTATTAATCCTATTCATCACCGCAACAAACCCCATAGATTCTAAATCAAAAACAGGACTAACATTTGGATTATCTGTTGTGAATTGAATCCTGATATCCAGAGACCTTTCAGATTGCATTTTATCAACTTCGTTCAATCTTGAGGCAACAACATTGGGTCTATTAAAGTAAATATTGTCATTCAGTGTGAAGAAAACCGATTCATTATCTTTAGAGTACGGTGTCTGAGGTGCAAATCCTTCAGGTGAAGACATTGCTGTTGGGTATATGTTACTGAATATTTTAGTTCCTTGTGGTTGAACATGAGGAATCATTGTTTGACCCACATCATAATAAACGTTTTTCAGCATTCTCGGTCTACCACCAGCACTTGTACTATTTAATGCAGTCCAAGCATTCTCCAACTTATTGATACCTTGATAAGAAGAAGTGTCTGGAATAATAGTAAAGGAATCCATAGTTATGTTAGCTATTGTAGTGAATGCAGCTAACGAATTTCCAGCTACATATCTAATAGAATTTAATGGAAATCCACCAATGGTATCTTCAATTGAAGATACATTAAAAGTTACATCTGCACCACTATTAAAGTTACTAACAATTAGATTGTCATTTACAGAATATCCCTGACCAACATCGGAAATTCTAAAATCAGAAATAACACCAGATGCAACAGTAATATCGACCTTCAGGCCAGAACCACCGGAACCACTTGCATATGCAACATCTAAATCTGTGTAAGTACCATCACTAGGAGTACCAGATAAAACTCTATTCGTCACTTCCACAACCGAATCTTTTCTGTCACCTTCAACATCTAATAGTCTAACACTAGATGATGTTGTGTACATTCCATGTGAGTATGAGTTTATCTTGACATAGTTCTGACCTTGGAATGTTTCTATCGGATTTCTCTTCAACCTCTTCCAAGTGACATCCTTGTTTTCCAATCTCATATATCCAACCATGTTTCGGTTGAAGTTGCATATATTCAATCTAAACTTAATATCATCAGTTTGTTCTGGTGTCCATGTTTTAGTGTTCTGTGACTTAAACATTGAACCAAGATATGGTTGTGATGAAATTTGTTGACCTGTAGTTATATCAGCTTCACCAATACGTGAGTGCCATACTTCATAATCCGCCGATGGAGATATTAAAACAAAGCAATACTCTTCATTCTGTTCCAGTTTAACAGGAGAGAGAAATTTGAATTTTGTTGATGCCGTAGCATTATCTGAAACATTAACACTTCCTGGTCTAAGTGAAACATAATCTATAATTTTATTACCAGGATGACTATTAACCATATTTCTAATTTCACAGGTAATTGTAGCACCACTTTGGTCTTTCTTTGAAAAGTAAACTTCAACATCATGTAAAAAAATACCACCTTGCTGTGTTACCAAAAATGACTGTGCTAATGGGTCAACATAACAAAACCCTCTCTCGTTTGATTCTTTCCAGTCTCTAAAATAATCTTCGCCACTAAAGGATTGTATTCTCGTAGAAATTGAATCCGGTGAACTAATTCCAGCTGGTGCTGATGACACAGTAGTTGTTGCTTGTGCAGTAATAGCAGTACCAGCAGTATTATAAGTTGGTTCAACAGTAACAGATGTACCATTTGACCAAGCTGCAGCTGCTGCAATAATATCAGCTTCATTAACATAATTTGGAACATCACCAGTTTCCCAATCTGAACCCTCGTAAGTGACATTATAAACAGTAGCTACAGGTTCAACTGCCCCACTAGTTGGTTCATACACGTCATTATCTCTGTCGCATGTTCCATCAGTGAAGCAGTATGATATAGGAATGGTTCCACCAACAAAATTCGATTGACCACCAAGAACAACACCTACAGAAAGGTTGTTTGTATCATTTGCAATAGTTTCAACAATGTTATCGCCCGAATCTCCAGGATTCTCAAGTTCAGCACCACCTGTATTTTGATTATTTGGTGGAATGACTTCTTCCACATCTACAACTTCGGGTGGAGGTGTTGGTTCAGGTTCAGTCGGATTAACAATCGTATAATCATTATAAACGTTTGTTATGTTGTAAGTATCCGCAGGAACGTCTACAGAGTTTGTAGACACACCATAGGGTTCAGTTGCAATAGATTCAGATGTTGACGTTATCTGTTGCGTTTCTGAAACAACTTCATTAACATACGTTACGGTTCGAGTGGTAACAATTTCAGTATCCTGAGTTAAAAGTGTTCCATCTGACCTGTATTCACTAACTGCTACCGATGATGGGTTATTCAAGTCATAGTAACTTGAAGTCACCTTTAACATTCTTTGCCCGGTTTTAAACTTTAATTTTTTTGTTTTGGGTAAGTGGAATATGAATGACAATGTACCTTTACTATCAGACCTCAAACCATCGCCAATCACTGTCGTATTTCTAGTGGAGAATGATGATGTTAAAGGTTGACAATAATTATTGACATCGATATTATCAAAGAATGTAAAGTGATTTGTATTTGGTTTGAGACCATCAACAGTTACAAAGATTTGGTTTTCTCTCATATACTGTTGAAGTTCACCAGATTTCAAACGACTGTTTCCTGTCTCTGTGGTTGAGTTTTCAACTACAGAAGTTTGAATACCATTCCTACTTTGACCCTCAACTTGTTCAGTTATGGTTCTATTAATTGTTGTTCCCTGAACCCAATTACCAGCTTGAGTTGGGTCACCATCCCATCCACCAGCAATATTTGTAGTTTCTATAGTTTCAGAAGGAGAACCAGACCAATCTGTCTGCCAACCACCCCAAACCGTAGACATCAATTCCCCATCTTCAACACCTAAAGTTTGAGCTTCAGCAGAAGACTTAACAAAAACTGCATCGTATAATGTATTACCAGTTTTAGCAGTTTCAGTTTCGGTTATATCAAACCATAAATCCTGCGAAGGGCTTAGTTTCATTTTACCTTTGTAGTCATAAACTGTGTATGGGTTTACACTAATAGACCTAGATGCTTTATCTGCTTCAATGTAATTGATAACACCGTATGGTAAAGTGACAATGTTGTCTGAATGCCAGAACAAGTTTTTGGATAATGCATGATTCATTTTCAAATCAACATTAACTGTTGCTCCGGCCGGTCTGACTTGTCCTCTTTTAGCATCGATAGAGCAGGAATAATCAGGATGCAATACATCACCTATACCGTGATTATTGAAATTATCTACTACAAAACCAGACTTAAATCGGTCCAATCCATCTCCATCTAGAATCTGCTTTGATAGTGCTTCAGATTCGAGAAGAGAAAGTGCAGTAACCTGTTCCAGATTTGTCAAACGTTTGTTTATACGGTCAATGTCTTTCATCGTATAACGTTTGTAATCTTTAGTTTTTATAGATACATTGGCTAAATTTTTCGTATACGCAGGTACATAAATTTCATATAATTCAATGGCATCATTAATTACACCAGGTCTTTGTGGTGTGATTGCGGGAACACCTTTTGATATTTGGAACTTACCTTGCTTGTTCAAGAATACCCTATCTATTCTAGCAACATAAAATTCAATATCACTATTGAAACTAGTTCCTGTAACAGGGGTGTGGATAGGTGATGAACCTGTTACTGTGATGTTTGGTCTAGTTGATGCAAAAGACCTACCATTTTCATAACTAAAAGGTGCGTATCGAGCACCAGAACCAACATTGTCAGAAATATTAAGAGGTGATTCTGGGTCTGGGTTATTGGATGAAAATGTACTCAATCCCAAAACCTGGCCAACAGATGGTCTACAATCGACAGCATCAGATAATTCAAATTGACCATCTGGTTCTAGACCACCAAGGTCAACTTTGTTTGGTGAATAAACAGGAATTTCTGAATAATCAATACCCGAATAAGAACCAACATCATAAAAGTCACCACCAGAAGCTGTGAAATAATCAAACAAAACTAAAATAGGATTGTTTGGTGAGGGTGAACCAGGTTTAAGAGTCAGTTTGGATAAATCATAAAATCCATCTCTCTGTCCATTGTCAAAAAAGTATCGAGAGGCTATATTGGGTGAACCCGCACTAAGACCATTAATTTCAGCTTGTGCTTTTGAAAGTTGTCCTACAATAAATTCTCCCTCATTGAACGACTCACCTTCGTTTAAGTAGTAAAAATAAGTACGGCCTAATGCATCGTATTTTATGACTTTAGCTTGAACGCCTGTTGTTTGACCAACAACAATTTCAAAGGTTGAGAAGACAGCTGAAGGGTCTAAAAACTGTGCACTAGGTGGAAGAGGTGTAGAACCACCAACTCCCTCAAAGACACCCCTGATTCTGAATACATCAGAAACACCTAAACACAAATCTTTATGGTCGTATGCAGTACCGTAAAACACCCCAGACGAATTTGAAGATTCAAATGACAAACATCTAGCTTCACGTAATGTTTTAGACCTTCTTGTCTGATTTGTGTAATCAACAGTATAAGTAACTAGAAGTTGAGCATTGTTATCATCAGCATTAATATTACTTCCACTCGATACAGTAACTTTTTCACCAACACCACCACCACCTGTTGTGACAGATTTTGTCCAACTAGGGTCAGTCAAATCAATAACATCACCAGCAGCAAGTAAAGGTGAACTACCTGAACCAGCAGTTAACACTGATATAATAAATGAATTGGGGTCACTAACTGAACCTAATTCCGTATTCGCTAAACCCGTTTCTACAATAAACTGACCACCACTTATTGTAACAATTTCTTGTTTTCTAAAAGTATTACTTCCAACACTACTAGTTGAAACGTAATCTCTGGGGAAAGCAAAAATATTTGCAGTCTGACTTTGCTTATCTATTTTAGTTCTTTTTCTGGTTACGTTACCAGAAAAATTTGAGCCTGAATATGGTGCAGTTAGTGTTACAGTTGTGCCATCAGTAACAGATGATACAATTGCCTCTGTACCATCACCACCAACAATAATATCACCTTCCTTTAACTCTGAAACAAATCTAGTCAGAAAACCAGACATTGTTGCATTACCGTTTGTTAAAGTAATGGTACCAGTAAGAACGACATTAGAATCTAAAACTAAGTCAGCAGTAAAATTAGTACCACCAGATGCAGTTGATGCAAAAACTGAACGCACTCTGTCAATATTATACGAACGTACCGCTGTAGTCGTAGCTATAGTTGCGGTATTTGTCCTTGCATTGACTGATTCACCAACTTGAAATGTACCTACTACGTCATGTACATATATTTCTGAACCACCAGAAAGTACATCTTCCGATACAATACCTGTAGCCCCAGATGTGGCACCAGTAACTTTATCTCCAGCCTCGAATGTTGCAGTAGAAGTAGTTCCTGTCAATTTAGTGAACATCTTAATGTCAAAACAACTTAAATTGAAAACAGAAGTATCGTCATAAATTCCAGATGTGTCAGTACCATCTGATAATGAAACGTCCCTAACACGGCCGTATCCAATCATATTCGAGGATGATGCAACACCAGGTGTTGAAATTGTCCCATCATAGAATTTAAGAACACCGAAAGTGTTGGTGGATGTTGTCTCACTACCCAAATCTGGCATAGAATGGGTATTTGTAATTTTGATATTATTTCCAAGTCTAACAGATGTAGATGCACCTTCTAGAGATGCTGTAGTTCGAGCTTTATTCAACGTCACAAATTCAGTTGAGATTTTTGTAATATCATAACCCTTTACATATGCTTGTCCTTTACTAATTTCCAGAACAAAATTCTTTTCAAGACCACCGTCATCGGCTTCGTAAACACCATTATTTGTTCCTGTGTTCAGGTGTTCTCTCGTTGTACCTACAAATTTTTGTACAACAAAGTCACCATTAGCATCATAAGTACGTTTAGCTAAAGTGTTTTCAAACTCTCCATAGACGGATTTTTTGACACCACTTCTAACTTTACCTTGAAGGACACGGCCCATCTCAATAAAATTAAGATTTTCTACCGTAGAGATTTGTTCTTTGGATAAAGTCAAACTAATCTTAAGTCTATCTGCTCCAGGTGCGTTTTCATTACTTGTACCTTGAGAGTTATCATTCAAAGACACGTCATCAGCTGAAGAAATTTTTGTTTCCGTTATTGAGAGACCTACCTTATAAGTCCCCCTTGCTGTGTATTTTTCTAAGATAATTGATTGTTTAGGAACAGATACAAAAAAACCTCTAGTGTAGACTAAACCTTCAGAAATTTGAGCTGAAAGTGAACGGCCAACAGATGGGTTAGTTTTAATAAACTCGGGTATCTGAAATTGATTGTTGTTACCAGCATTGACAGTTGGTACCCCATCAGAGTTTAAAGTAACTTCTTCCAACACCTCATTACCTATAAAACCGAAAGAGTTGAAAGCATCCGTACCTTGGGTGATGAAATTACCAAAAAGTGTAGCTGGGTCAGATGTTGTCTGTTCACTGAAATCAGAAACCTTCAGGATAACACCTGTTGTTTGGCCTCTTAAAAACTTACCAACAAAATCAGACAAGTATGTGTTGACGTTAGAATCACCATTAGAATTTGGGTTAGATGATTCTACTTTTACATAAAAAGTATTAGAATTGATATCTAATTGTGCACCTTGAACAATGGAACCTTCCTTGAAAAAATGTCCTCCAAATTTTTCAATCTGATTCTGTAATATAGACTGAGTTTGCGTCAATTCACGAGCTTGAATTGGTCTTCCTGCGCGATAGAGAATTTTATGATAATTCTTATCCTCGTCATAATCGTCATAATAAGGCGAAACATTTAAATTAGTTTTTTCTACCATTTTTCCTCAAGCTCTTTTCTTAAACCGAAACAATTGAAATTTAATTACATCTCAATAATTAATTTAATATCCTCAATCTGGTCAGCTGCGCGTGTTACCGCACCACGATTTTCTAAGTACATAATGTTACCACTGAATCTTTGGATTTCTGGGAAAGCTGCGTTAATTCCATTTGGATTATCAACAGTCGCGACTTGCACACCATTCAAATAGACTGAATCTCCATTCACAAAGTTGACATAGGAACCACCACTATTAGCAATGGGTACATGTGAAACTTCTCTAGAAGAAGCATTAATAGATATAATTCTAGATGCTGCAACACCAGAACCATTTGAAGATGCATTGAATATGATGTCATCAACAGTCAGCTGTGCAGTTGAACTAACAACCATTTTAAAATATGCTGCATAGTTATCACCAGTAGCTAGTGTTGTCTGACCAACTACAAATGGGTCTTGTAACAATCCAATTCTGCGGAAATCGTTATCTGTCGGGAAATCACCAGCACCTTCAGCAAACTCAAGTCTTGAGTTTACAATAACAAAGTTTCCACCAAGTTCTTCAACTGGGTCAGCTCCATGTCCATTAATAGGTGATAAGATTGGTAAAATTACCCCACTATTACCAGCAGGAAGAGATGATGTGTCAACAGTCGCTCTACGATAACCAGAACCGTATGAAGCTGCATCTAACGCATAAACTTGGTTAATTGTATTAGATGCAATTTCCACCCTAACAACTGCACCAGAACCATCTCCATCTACGTTGATGTCGTAAGTACCATTTGTGTATCCGCTACCACCATCAAGAATTCTATAATGATAGATTGCGCCATCGACAGAATCATTTTCCACATCCCAAAGTGATGTACCATCATCAGTTGCACTACTTCCAAGTTCACCGTTTGTACCAGTTCCGTTAATTGAAGCTTTTGCACCTAAAGTTTTTACTGGAATGAAGTCATTAGTCACAAATTTAATAGTATCGGCCGCAGAAATAGAATACATATATTTCCAGATATACGGTAATCCACCGCCACCGCCTTCAGAACCGAAAACTAACTGAGTAGAACTTGTACCAGTTGGTTTTGTTGTAGATGCAACGGCAGTGCCAGCTGAATCTCTGCCCATTCGAATACACTTATATACATTATACTCATCTGTAACAACATAGAAACGTGAATCGTAAACAGAAGTCGCTGAAGTTGCAGAAGAAGGACTCGTTGCACTGATAGTATGATCGTACTCATCATAGATTGTGTTAAGAGTCCAATCATATCTAGTCAATCCATGAGAAACATCAGCAGATGAGACCTTTTTCAGTGCAATCATATCATCAAATGCTTCGTGTTCCTCACCAACAGAGTTGGCCGGAGCGGGTGGGTCACTATCGTTAGACCATGAATATGACCTACCAATGAAAATATAAGTTGAGGATACGTTCTCCCCAAAATCTTCTTTAAATTGTTTCGCGTTATGTGTACGAAACTTCGAGGAAATGATTGCAGCCATTTAAAAATTTCTCCATGAAATTGTGTTTAGAATTATTTATGCACCAGATACAACGTATGAACCATAAGTGACATAAGTTCTCTGTCTACTATGACTTTGAAAATCTGATATTCTCCAATCGAACAACTGGCCCAATTGGTTTAGTGTTAAACCTTCCGATTCTGACGATTCGGATAATATTGTGCCAATACCATCTTCTAAGATAATATTGTCACTATTTTCTTGCTGTATATAATAAGAAATTCTGTACGTTCTTTGTCCAGCTATTCTATTTAGACTACCAACAGATGTCCCTAATGGAACAAATGAAGATATTGAACCTTGAGAACCTAATTCATTTATAATTCTTTCGTTATCTTCAGTGCATATTGTAAAACCATCTTCGGTATAAATGTAATGACCTTCGTTGGAATATGAACGTTCCGATATTAGATGTCCAGCTGGTTGTTCTATGGTATCGGTTTCAACTAAGACAGAACCAGACTCATCTTCTAAAAGAATGACATCACCAAAGATACCTTTAACTTCAGCATCACGCCGTTCTTCCAGTCTCATATATCCATATTCTAATTCTTGTTCTATATATCCACCATCCTCGTAGATAAATCCTTCCTCACCTCTAACACTGTAAGATAAAATTTTACCTTGAGTTGCAAGTTTACGTGTTTCAGGAATAAAGTATCCATCAACACCACCGAAACGGTTCTTACCTGAACCAGAACTGTTTCTTGGGTATGAGTTTGTTGGTTCACCTTCAGTTACAGGGTTTGGCATATCCAAACTCAAAGCAGTTAGACCACCACCAAAATCTCTTTGTGGGTCACTAAATCCGTTGTGAGTAAGTACTGGGAAATCACCTTCTTGCACATCTCCAGTTAAAGAAATATATGGTTTTTGTGAGATGTATTCTAGAGTATCAGGACTGACATTTGTATATCTATTGGCGAGTCTGTTCCTCTGGGCCGCACTAGCAAAGGCGGATATAATTTTCAAATTGAAGTGTTGGTTACGGTAACCACTGTCATAGTATTCTGTGGTTGCACCAATTGGAATACTATCAACAATTTCATATGGTGCTAAAGGTTCACCTGTTCTTGGGTCAACATCGGGACCTGTTCTTTTGCCTTCTGGTCCTTTAGGTTCATTAGCGTCTCTCAAAACCGTTAGAGGGTCATTAATTATGTTTATCTGGTCATCGGTAGAAACTGATATCCTACTTCCATTTTCCATCAATACATTATCACCATCCTCTGTACAGAGTGTGACCAACCGTGTAAACATTTCGAAAATTCTAATGGAATTTTCAAACGCATTCGGAACTCCCAAAACAGGGTCCCCATTAATAATAATCGTTGGTTCGAACTTGGTATCGATTGCGGAGTCTCTAATCTGATTTTGGATAGAAACTTCACCAAAGAAAATATGTCCTGACGGATGTACCAAATCCTTAATAATAGAACGATAAACGTTGATGGATTCAGCAGTTCTAATTACATAAGAGTGTGTTTGATAATATAAACTGTCTTGCAATACTGAACCTGTTGAGCTTATTGTACCAGCATCACCTGTCAGTTGTCTCTCTACATCTGCCCTTGTTGATAGTTTACCTCTAGCATTAAATTCATCAACTTTGAGAATTTGGAATTCATCCACTAATGCATAGTCAACGTATTCGTTGAATAGAAAACTACCGTTCAATTCTGTATAGTAAAGAATATGTCTGTCTGAGTCATATGAAATTACTTTACCAGTGGCACCTGATATTCTTCCAGTAAATACCTGGTCTCTGTTCAATGCAGATGATGGTGTTCGTATAACCATGTTGTATGTGGAAGATTCATCCAGATGACCAGACGAATCGAATCTACCACCCTGGTCGGTGATATTGATTTCAGCGACACCACCAATATTACTACCATATGCATAAAGTTCTGCACCAGTTCCCGCAGCAATATTAAATCCAGATGGTATTACAGATTGATTACCAACATTACCTTGGATAGCTTCACCGAATAAGAATGACCCTGATTGATTAGTTTCTTTCTTTACAACTAATCGTCTTTTATTCTTTTCTATATTCAATACAGTACATTGTGCACCAGAGTTTTGACCTGTTATAACTTCATTTTCTTGGAAGATATCAATATCAGATGTATTGGTGAAATATATGTAACCACCAGGAAAAACTCTAGGTACAGTTTTATATGAATACCCAGCGTCTTGTAGTATGATACTTCTGATAGCACCAGCGTCTCTTATTCTTTTTACATTAGTTTCTGTTTGCGTAACAGTAGCGTCATCAACTAATGTTGCAGAGGTATTATTGTTGATTTGTTCGATTTTATATTTTAAACCATTAGAATCTACTAATGTGTCACCTACTTTTAACTCTTCAGTGAAGATTGTGTTTGTACCAATAATAATGTCTGAGCTTAAAGTGAAGTCTATAGTTCCAGTCAAAACTTTAAAATCGTTTTCTAAACCAATGTATCCATTATCTTCATATGTTAAGTAATTATATTCGTGGTATATGTCAATTGTTTGACCGGCTTGCAGAGGATTATTAAAAACAATTCTGTCATTTTGTTTTGTGTATCCATAAGTGCTGTCGTTTTCTTGCCTTAAGATTTCATCAACCCAAACTTCAACTGTGTTGTTGTCGAATATCAATCTACGACCATAATTATCTTTACCTGATATTATAGTCTGACCAGCTTCAGAAAAGAATTCATATTGACCAAATATATCTGGGGCATTTTCAAGAATGATTTGGTCACTTACAGAACCTAAAAGACCAACTGCGCCGTCACCACCAGTGTTGTTGTTATCGAATACAATATATTGAGGCGTTTCTATCTGAATAGAATCACCAACTTTTAACGTTACTTTACTGTCTAGAGTAAAAGACTGTCTATCGTTTGCGACTGATACTATTTTTCTAGCAGGTCCGTCAAGACCTAAAATTCTCAAACCGGGCTGTATTACACTGTCCAACTCCCCTGTAATTGCAATAGTAAATGAATTTTCTACAGGGAATTCAATAGGTATGAACGATGTGGAAAAGAATCCTGAACCAGGGTCCGCGATTATAATTTCTTCTACTGGTCCAGATGTCAAATCGGATACAAAACCTGTTGCATCTCTAACACCATCGTCATCTCTAGATGCAGTGAAGTTTATCTTATCGTTTATTCTATAGTTTGTCCCAATGGAGTTCTTTTCCAATAAGATACCAGAATCATCTTCATAAACGATAATACTGTCAACATCCTGTTCATCAGAAAGATAAGTTGAACTTTCTCCAATTTGAACACCTGACATTATACCACGAACATAAGCTTCATATTCAGTGATACCGTCACGGTCTTGTAACTTAACTAATGAATTAATAGTAAAATTATCACTGAGAACTCTATTGATATCAATCGAATATAAACCATCTCCCAAAAATGAAACTGATTCGATGATTGATTGGGCAACAATATTATCTAGATTATCATATTCAGTTATTTTATCTGTAGGTTCTGGTGTCCTTAAAGAATTAACCATTTCTATGGACATACGTTTCCTCTGACTGTAATCAGAGGTCGATGCGTACATAGTTACTTCATTTGGATAGAATATTTCTGAGTCAGAACCATAAATCAATCTTAAGATATACTTTATAGATTCTATGTTACCCTTTTGCTTATAGAATTGTCCAATGTTCTTCAGTGCTAAACGATTAGTTTGAACATCACCAAAGTTCAACGAAGGAATAAAATCTTTCTGCCAATATTCAATTAAGTTTGTTGTTGTTCTATCAATATCAGAATAATTTAATAGATTGTTGTTAGCTCTTATCGTATTTTCTTTGTAGGTTTTTACTACAAATGTCTGCCTAGATGTTCTTCCTTCTACGGTTTCTCCTTCAAGAAAACCGTATCCTGATATTGTCTTTACATGTAGTATACTTTGATTAATTACAACAAGTTCGGCTAAAGTACCTGTAGTTTGACCGTAAATATATTCACCAACTTCTAAAGAAGATACAAAGGTAAATGGGTTATTGGGAGTAGATTCGGCTACTACTTTTGATGTGTCTTTATCTGGAGACGGTGCAGTTGTTGCACCTTCAAATAAAAGGGCTCCACCAGATTCAAGACCAACAAAGTCTATCTCGGATTGTGTATCTATAATAATGATTTCACTATCGAGATATTCAAAATATGCTTTTAAAAATTGCTCAAAAAGAGGGGCGTCTTCCCTTATAAATTCAGGAAGAAGCCCCATCAGTTCTTGAGATATTTTCTGAGTTAGATCTAGTCTACTCATTTAAAAGCTACCTCTATTAGGTGATTGTTGGGTCAGTGCCATCGGCCGCATCCATACGGGCAATGGGGAACCAATTGGAACCATCCCAGAAACAAATAACACCCATGCCACGAGTATCCATGACAATTTGTTCTGTTGTATCTGTGCTATATCCCCATGAAGATACAGTGATTCTAGCTGCGTACAAAGAACCATTTGGTTCAGTTTTCATATAGATGAATTTGATTTGACCTACGTCAGTTCCATCATCAAGAGTGTAAATACCATCAGCACTCCAACCAGCGCCATCGATAGCGGTAGCAAAAGATGCAGCAAGGTTTGTGGCTGAAGCCGCACTCAAAGTTGTGATGTCATCAACCGCAAGAAAAGTAGGAATGTTTTCAAACAATTGACCAATCGTCATCTTTTTATTGACTGGTGTACCACCAGGGGCGTCAACAATGTGTAACAAGTCATCTGCACCAATATCGGCATCGGAGACTTGTGTTAGTGCAGTAATTTTCTTATCTGCCATTTTTTTCTCCTTTTATAATCCAAGTTAATGGGAAACTACTCAGGGGACTCCTGATCACTTAAACATATTAATATTCGGTTACTTGAGTTGTTGTAAACCCAACACCAGCACTAGTCTCACCACTAGAAATTGTATCAATACTTCCCTCGACTTTAATGCCTTCTGAAGCTATATCGATAAGATTTCCTCTCACAGCAACAACATCATATGATGCTGGGATAATAGTGAAACTAATTCTTTTTGTTCCAGATTCAGTATCAGTTATGTTTATAGAATTGATTTCGATTCTACCTTTAGTGTAATCAACTGTACCAGCAACCAAATCTCTATAAATTCTCGATGAACCTGAAATTATATACCTTCGAAGATTACCCATACCATCCTCATCGAAGTATTGCTTATTTATACTATCACCAGAAACGTAAAATCCATCTGTGGATAGAATACCACCCGCGTCACTATTATAACCATCAACAGGATGATAAAAAGGATTGCCGAAATTGATAACATAACCTGTAGATATGTTATCAGATGATGGTGGTAAAATAGTTTTTCTCAAACGAATGTTAGTAATGTTTGAAAGAATTGATGCATTTGTTTGGTCAATAAAGGAAACTAAGTTAGAGTGTCTGAATATAGAATCGAAGTTGTTCAAAAATCTATTATCCCATTCAAGAATTTGATTCGTTACGAGATTTTCCAACTCACCTTGTGACAAAGAAGTTGCATTTTTGTTATATTTAAAATTAGTAGTGACCAAAATGGAAATTAACTCAGGAGAAATTACTTCAGGTCTAACTGTTAACATATTGAGACGATTAAGATTTTGTCTAACTTCAAACTTTTCATTCTCAGTCAAGTAGTCAGAATTCTGTGGTTTGATTGCAACAAATACTTTACCATACTCAGGTGGGTCATTGTCTTCCCCACCCCAAACTGCAACTGCATCTGCATTGGGGTAGTACTCGGCAATTTTTGATTTGTAATCGTTCAATGTAACCAATCTATTCTGAGACGTATAGAACTTAGTTGCTTTAAATTTAATTGAATCAATTGTTTCTTTTTCTGAACCACCGTTAGCATTTTCTACTACACCTATAGTAGCATTAGTAAAACCACCAACAGAATCTATAAAATTAAAAGAACGAGCACCATTTGCATGTATTGTGTCAACAACAAGATATCTTACTGTTATAATATCACCATCAAGTAATTGTTTACCCAAAAACCCATCCCCAAAATAAATTTCGGTGAATCCGTCTTCATTCTCTTGGAGATAATATACTTCAGAAGTCGTTGTCACTTCATTAACTTCTACGGCTAAAGAGTATGTTATAGTGGTGCCACCAGAAAGAACATCAACGTAGAATTTATTTCTATCTGCTCTTTGATTTGAAAGGACGAATTTACTAGACTTAACTTGTGAGTCAAAAACAAACACGTCTTCAACCCAAACACCTTGAGAAATTTGAATCCCATCGTACAGATAAGACTGTCCATTTTGTGTTGGTTTATATGTATTAGTGGTGACAAAAGTGAACGTTGTACCATCGTAAACAGTTTCAAATTTAGAACCCAAAGGTAAAATCATATCATTTACTGATGGTTGATTACCATTTACGTCCAAAACACCATTAACACTAAGGTTGATTTTTGCAGTAGATGCAGTTTCACTACCTGGAATAAACCCCAAGTCTTTTGCTCTTGATACTACGTTTTTCCTAATTTGGGCAGAATCGAGGAACAATTCTGAAACTGCAATGTTGGTATTCAATGAAGCAATATGTGAACTATATGTCAAAAGGTCTATTAGAATAGACAAAGTGGAACCTTCAAAGTTGTAATCTTTGAATTCCTCTTGACCACTCAAGTACGATTTCAGATTTCTTGATATATCTTCGAAATCTATATCAGTTACGTTTACATTTGAACTTTTTACAGTCATTATCTGACCCTTGTAATATTTACACTAATCTTGTCATCCCTATATCCATTTTTTATAATATAGTACACCGTCACATTTAGGGTATTGTTTTCTGTGGATAGGTTTACTTGAACATCAGTTACTCTAGGTTCTAGTGATTCTATTTGTTCAATAATTTCTCTTTTTAGACGATTGATTCTTCTGTCGGTATCTAATGTAAAAAGTCTATCTCTTAAAGAACATCCAAAATTTGGTTTGAACGGCCTCTCATACTTATTACATTCTACAATATTACGCACTGACCTCTTTATTGCATCAGAATCAGTTCTTTTTGTAACGTCTCCCGTAATAGGATGTGCAGAAAAAAATAAATCCAAATCTGTGAATTTATTTACTACAGCAACCTTCCTACCTTCGTTGACTATATCGACCATCTATCTATTTATACTCCAACGTTAACTCGGTTTATTAGATTCATATGAACCTGCACTTGAACCACTAGTAACTTTAGTCTTGTGTGTATGGGTGGCAAGTGTTGCACCCTTATCTGTTATGGTATCTTTTGCAACAATAGTAGAATCGTTTGTTTGTGCCCCAGTTACGTTGAGTGTACCCGAAATCTTTGTGTCTGATACGATTTCAGTCCCCGATTTACCAGTAATTGTAATCTTACCTTCTGAAGTAACATCCGTTGTTCCACCGATTGTTCCTGTGAAGTTTCCTTTTGTAACTGTTGAGGTAACATTACCTTGTGCTACTGTCATATTAACGTCGCCTGTATTGACATTAATTGTCACATTACCCTTTTCTACTATGACATCATAGTTCCCAGCAATATAGAGTTTGTTATCCTTACAAACGACTTGGTTATTATCATTGACTATACGATGAACAATAGAACCATCTGGGTGTATCTCTTGGAACGTACCTGACCTATGGTAAGTACTAATACGTTCTGCACCCATAGTATCATCTACCTCAAATACGTGTCCAGATTCAGTCTGTGTGACCTTATTGAAGGGATATACGGGTGCTGCAGGAGAATCTGGTATCTGCATCTCACCACCCGTGATATTTTCCTGCAAAGATTCGTTAATGTTTTTATCTAAAGTGCCCCCTCTAGCAAAACTTGACAAATCAGAATCATCGGTGTATAGTGGATACCAAGGTAAATCTTCTTCCTTTACTTCATACTCAGTGATAGTTGAACCTGTTGCATCATATTTCACATCAATAGTTTCTGGACTTTTAGGTGCAGTGTCCATCGCAAGAGTGAGTCCATGGGGTCTTCTAGAATCTTGGGGTGGATTTGGTCCATCAGGGGTATCGACATAATCTTCAACTGTCAACCTACGAGGGTCATTGAATCCTAGCTCAACACTTCTTGATATCAATTCATCTGTTACTGTTTCTTTTGTGCCGGATGTTGGATATCCAGATGATGAGGCAACAACCACAGGGTCTTGACAAGTATCAGAATCTCTAAAAAAACCAAATACTGTAGACCCCTCCACTAATCCATGTTGGGTTCCCATACCAGATACACCGGCAGATGTTGTGGGTAAAAGTACTTGGGCCCACGGTAAATCTGCACTAGCAATGTTCAATTTCGAATCAGTATGAATGCCGTATATACGAACTCTTACCCTGCCTATCTGTAAAGGGTCATTCCTGTCTTCAACTATTCCAAAAAAATGTTTATACATTTTCGGGGTCCTGTGAATTATCTAAAGGTTTTACTTGCATAATATCAGCTGCATAACTTTCTTTAACACATTCCAAATGACAATATCCTATGTATTCCAAAGGATTACCTTCAATGTTTATTGCAGTTATCAGATACCTATTATCATTCAGTTCATCTGGTGAAAAATTAGTGTTACTTTCAGCTGGTGGCATAAGTAGTTTTATAATTGTGCCGCACGTTATATCAGTTCGAAAAGGTATAGTCACCAAAACCTTATTATTATCTAAAATTTGCATTAAAGCATTTCTTTCCAAAGATGATGAGTCTTTATTTTCTAATCCCCGAAAAGTTTCGGGAGAATCGACATCAGTGGAATCATCAAATGGGTGAACCATAGTGGTCTCATAAACCATGGTAGAAAACAAATTTTTGTTTGGAGCCAAGTCTATGTCAACTTCAGAAACTTTAGGTGAAATCTGTTTATCGACCTGATTTTCTGTTGTCAATACTTTCTCATTTTCATCCAATCTAAGTAGAGGGTATCCAGAAAGATGACCACTTCTTTCGTATACCTCTTTCATATCATAGAAGTTATCTTCTTCAATTTTCTTTATGGGGTTATAAACTTTCATAAATGCAGAATACATGCCGTTTATTGTACCTTTCATGGTATCGAAAACATGAGGTTTTTCTATTGCAAGTATTTGCGTGTTAAGACCTGTTGGTGAGTTTAAATCTTGTTTATCCGTATCTATTTCTGCATTTCTAGGTTTGTAAGAAAATTCTATAGGAAATTCCAACTTAAACATAGTAGATATGTCTTGGTACCTAAATCCACCATTCAGTGTTTGGTAAAAAAACATGCCGTTTTTATATGGACCATTTAATATTGATGACTCGGAAGTTAGGAAATCAATGAGTGATGATATCGTCCAATTTGGTGATATAAACTGGTGATTAGATGGGGAAGTCTTTTCCCAATAGTCAAATTCTTGCGGTAGAAAATGTCCGTCCTCCAATAAAATTCTCTGTAACATTTCATCATAAGAACCCCTCATAGTTTTACTAATACGTTTTCTTCGACAAAAAAACATCCTTGGGTCACAAAGTTTCATGACATATGTTTGGACTAATTCTTGAGGTCTTTGAACGTTTTCTATTTTGTAAACTCTGAAAGTTTTATCTATACTAAATTCACTATCAGATGATTCACCAACACCTTCTTTTTGTCTAACTGAAATTCTAACGTATTCTTGTCCTGACATTTTATAGTATTTCAAAATGTCTAGACCATCTAGGATGGCCAATTCAGCTGTGCAAAATTTTTTATAGATGGATTCGAACATATTGAAACCAACGACAAGTTTGGATATGTCGGCAGATTCACCATCCTGATTTACAATAGATATAGAATCTACTGTAAATTCACCTTGTTTATAATTTGCAGATTCCACTATGACATAACCTTTTCGAATTGATTAACTACAGATTTAATCCTAGAAGGTTTGATGACTTTTATGAATCTACGTGATTCATTTATTTCTGTTTCCATATCATAATAAGAAACTTTTGTCCACCCATTAGTGGAAACAGTACTTCTTTTTTTACCATCTGTAAAATACGCTGTTGCATCTCGATGTTCTTGTACTTCATATATCGAAAACTCTTTTTCACTGATAGCACCAGTCAAACTTTGCGAAGATTTAAAAACACCTGTAACATTGTCTACAGCTATTCTTTTGAATGTAGGTTCCACACATTTTATGTTCCCAAAACCTGTAGTGGTACGGACAGTTTCACCCATTAAAAATTTGTTTGTTGGAGTTATAATATCTGATGTGTTCTGAGCAACTAAAACAAAACCCGAATATTTTTCTTCAATATAATTTTCAAAAACTGATGGCCATTTGTACCACTCATAGTAATTTGAAATATCATTAACTAAAAAGAAAGTCCAGTTTAACTCACTATTCCCATAAAGTTTAGACGCAACAACATCCGGTCTATCACCCTCTTCCAGTTCATAGAATGTATACTCAACAATTTGGTCTAAAGATGAATCATCGATTCTAGCCTTTTTGAAATAATCCTTAATTTTGATGATTTGGTTATCAATAGGATATGATATTTCAGGAAAATTTTTAAAAAATTTCGTTGCCATTAGCCATCACCTCCAGCGGTGCTTCGGTCAAGTAACCCAACTGAACCACCACCTATATCATCATTCGCAAATTTACTAAACTTTTTACCTGAAGCAATTTGATTATATGTTTCTTGAGTCAAAATCTTGATTTCCGTAAACGATAAAGACATATTGGTGTGGATTGGTTGTCCATCGTAAAATGTAGCAAACTTTGTGCCCCCAAAATGGTCAACATCACATTTTGTGCAGACCATAGGTAAAAATCCATCAACCGTGTCTTTGACCGGACCTTCAAATTCCACATCGAAAATATTCGGGTAGTTGAAAAAGGTTTCTGCTTCTGATTCATCAGCTGCACCAAAAGTATCTGGTAACATAGCAGTTCTAAAATAGTAGATTATTTGTTGAACCATGTTTGCTTCATCAGGAGTTTTTGGCCAAAACTGATATTCAAAATTGAATGAACGAAAACCAACACCATCCAACATCTGTTCTTGCATTGGGTTTACCGCTTGACCCTGAACAAAGTTGACAACATCACCTGTTGCTGCATTAATCATTTTGTTTATTGCTGTACCAGCAACATTTACAATTTCTTCTCCTGCCTGTTTTAAAGCTTCAACGGACATCCCTCTGTCGAATACTGCTAATGCACCTCTAGTAAAGGTACCAACACCTTCAGCCTTGTATCCAACATTTGCAGTACTAATAAGAGCATCAGGCACATATAATGCAATTTCTACAGATTCATCAGAGAGTAAATTTCTACCATTCTCACCATCTCTCTTTTTTCTAGGTCTAGTTCTGAATACTATAAAATTTTCTAGACCATCTTGTAGGGGGTATTGTATCTCAACAAACGAAGAAGATGCTGTTTGTGTGGCAAATTTTTTAGATGAGTTTGCTGCATCGACACTTTTTTCTAAAGAAGCACGTCTCTTTTGCAATGTTCTTTCTGATTCAGCCGCTTGCTCTTTTAGTTCATCAACAAAATTTGCAGAGTCTTTGGTAAATCCGGCAATCTTACTTTTTATACCCTTTGTGGTTTCTAAAGCAGAGTTTGCTTGGTTTACTTTATCTAAAAGAGTGTTAATCAGACCCATAATAGTTCCTAAATAAGTGTTATATATTGTTATTTATTGGTTAAAATGGCATACTCAGGAAAGTTTCGGCCGATAAACTATAAAAAATACAAAGGTGACCCAACAAATATAATATTTAGGTCTTTGTGGGAAAGACGTTTTATGGTATATTGTGATGAAAACCCATCGATAATAGAATGGAATTCAGAAGAAATCATCATACCGTACATTTCACCCGTAGATGGAAAAGTGCATAGATACTTTCCCGATTTTTATATTAAGTATGTTACCAGCGATAAGAAAACTGTAAGAGAGATAATTGAAGTTAAACCTAAAAAACAACTGTCTCCCCCAAAAGAACAAAAAAGGAAAACAAGACGTTATCTTAATGAACTAAAGACATACCATGTTAATGTTGCAAAGTTTAGAGCGGCTGAAACGTTTTGTAGGGACAGAAAGTACAAATTTAGAATACTCACTGAAGATGAGTTGGTGCCGGGTAAGAAATGAAAGAGTTGATTGTATTTGATTTAGATGGTGTTTTGGTTGATTCGAAACAAAACATGAAAACATCATGGACAACTGTTATGGAAAGAAAGGGTATTGATATACCTTTTGAGGAGTACTTCAAACATATCGGAAAACCTTTTGAAGTAATCTTGATGGATTTGGGTATATCTAAAAATCATAAATCTATAAAAAAAATATACGACAAAACTAGTAAAACTAATATGGAGTTGATAAAACCATTTAATGGTATATGCGAAACTCTTTTGATGCTACAAACCCGTTCGAAGTTGGCTATTGTGACATCTAAATCAGAAGACCGCACAAAGATGGTATTGAAACTCTTCCCCAAGTTTGATTATGTGTGCTGTCCTTCAGAAAATATGAAAGGCAAACCACACAGTGACCAACTTGAATACACAATTGAAAAATGTAAATCTACACCCGAAAAAACCGTTTATGTTGGAGATATGATGGTTGATATGCAATGTGCAGAAAATTGCGGTGTAGAATTTATATATGCAGAATGGGGTTATGGTGATATAAAATGCAAAAATTCGATACAGAATCACAAAGAACTGTTGTTGGTTTAATACCCGCACGTTATCAATCCACACGATTTCCAGGCAAACCTTTGGCTAAAATTGACGGTGTACCTATGATTAAACGGGTATACGAACAATGCAAAAAATCCAAGTACCTATCACACTCCTTTGTAGTGACTGATGATGAACGTATCATGCGTTATTGTATGGACGAAGATATCAATTGCTCGATGGTACCAGACAAAACTAGAACTGGCACAGACAGAATCGGCCTATCATTTAGAAGAAATTTTTCAGGACCACAACAACCAGATTTTTTTGTTAATATTCAGGGTGATGAACCTGTAATCAACCCAAAATCAATTGATATGTTAATTGATGCATATGACAATAGATATGGTGTTGTTAATGCGTATACGAAAATCAGAGACGAGAAAGAGTTGACTGACATGAATGTGGTGAAAGCTCTGGTTGGAAGAGATAATCTTGCTAGACACTATTCCCGTCATCCAATATCAGATTACAAACAACTCGGTTTGTATATGTTCAGTCGTGGTATGTTAGAATGTTTTCTTAATCTAAAACCGTCGAAGTATGAAATCAGAGAAAACGTAGAAATGATTAGATACTTGGACAATGGTTTCAAGATTAAATGCGTAGAAGTGTACGATAGTATTTCTGTTGATACTCCAGAAGATATTAAAATAGCTGAAGAATTCCTAAGAAATGACAGTTAATAACCGATTGTTTTTTGAAAAAAATGTATCTGTTGACACCAATCTATATGACTGGTTTACAAAGATTTCTGAACACTATAAACCAAAACTCATTACTATTCGTGACTATCTGGATTTAACAAGAATAGAAAGAGTGCATTTCAATGATATTGATATGTGCACTAACTATGTATTACAAGTATTAGAACGATACAAGTTCTATAATTCTGAAAGTAGAGACTTAGAAAACCCTAAGATAAACAGATGGTTTCATTCTAATAAAGTGTCATGGATGATAGACCAAAAAAATACAATAGGACTATATTCCCCGATGCAGGCTTGCATCAGACCAGACTCAGGCAAAAAGATAAAACTACACCCAGGAGTACATAGATTTTGTGCAAACTACGCAACAAATAGTTTAGATGAAAAGATTGTTTTTTGGGATGCTGTGGGAGATAGTGATTCAGATGTGCTTTCATTTGATGAATGGGTCAATCTGTGGCCTATTGAAAAATGTAGAGATTATGGAATTTGTGATACTATGATAGAAGTAAACGTAGAAGAAGAAAGAAAGGATATGTGGGATTTTGCATTCAAACTGACAAACATGATGGGTGAAACACCCCCACACTTTATTGGTAGTTGTTCTGATGATATCAGTCATCTCTTGAGTGAGAATACTAATTCAAGGTTTGTGATAGAATCAAAAGTTGATAGAGAAATAACAAAACATGACTTACTACCTCTACTAAGTATTAATCCATCTGTAACAGAAATCAAAACAAAATCAATCAATGTTAAAATAATATGATATCAAAAAGACGCAGAATTTTAAAGGGTTATCAATTAACCTCTAAAAAAACATACATCCCAGTGGGTAAAGATGAATTAAAAGATATTTTTCTTAAAGTTCCAGAAAGACCCCTTCGTGTAAAAATAAAGGATGTCATTAATGAAGGCACCAAAGATAATTTCAAGTATGGATTAAACTCTCTCAAAAATATGCCATCGTTTAATGTAGAAGAGACTGACTTCAATCGACTATGGCACATCGGTAAACTTTGGATTTTATATCAAGAATGTAAACGAGACCACGGATTCTGGACACCACCAACAGCAAAACTAACTACAGAAAAAGGTGTGCATTTTCATCCCGGTAGTTCTAGGATGAAAGCGATGTTACTTAACAAATTCTATGACCTAGATTTTGTTGTTTGGTGCAAACCAGAAGATGTACCTGAAGGTAGAGAAATGGAATATGATGATTGGTATGAAACTTTTAAGAGTCACAACGAAAAAGATTATCCAAACTTCTATGCATTTGTTGAAAAACATCATAATAATTATATGGAAGGGTTTATTCTAGAAAATCATATTTCATATTCTACTCAAGAGTTCGAACCATCGGGTAAAAAATTGTACGAACTAATCAAAAGAGGCACTGTGGAATGGAAAAAAGAAAATCCGACTGATGATGATAACGCTATATTTTTAGATATGACAGAAGAAACTTCTATTTTAGAAAACGATATTTTAAAATGGACTATAAATAGATAAATGGCACAACTATTTCAACAACTTTCAGATTTGAAACCGTTTGAGATAGAAGAAAGAAGTATAGAAGCTTTAAATTGGTTCAGGATTGAACTAAGAAACATAAGAAAAAGACCTGATAAGTTATTAAGAGAGGGGGAAGTTGTAACAAAGATATTTGTAGGGAAGATGTACATGTTCTTCTACGATGCAAAATATCAAGAAACTTTACCATATTGGGATAGGTTTCCTCTAGTTATACCCATGGAAATATATTCTGATGGATTCCTTGGGATGAACTTACATTACATAGCTCCGAGATATAGAGTAGTTCTTCTTAGTAATTTATATGAGTTATTGATGAATGAAGAAAGTTCAAATGAAAGACTTATGAAATTGAGAATCTCCTACGACATGTTGATAAAACAATCTAGGTATAGATTCATGAAACCTTGTTTAAAAAGATATCTAAACACACATATAGAAAGTAGAGTTTTTGAAGTGCCATTAAAACATTGGGATATGGTTTCAATGTTACCATCATCTCGATTCAATATAAACGCAAATACTGTATATGCAAATAGTAGGAAAAAATTCTAATGTCAGAACTAAGTGTAGATAGAATAAAATCAAGAATAGGTAATGCAGCAAGGCCAAACAAATTTTCTACATATTTTTTCTGCCCGCCTTTGGGTATATCTGTGGATGCAATTTTATGCAAATCCGCAATCATGCCTGGAAAAACTTTAGAAACAACACCATTTTCAACTTACGGTGTAGTTGATACAATGCCACAACAAGTTGCATACGATGCAACTGCATCATTTAGTTTCATGTGTGATAATTCATTTGCAGAAAAACAAGTGTTTGAATCGTGGTTCAATTTCATCTACGGTAGTGTATCAGAAGGTAATGACGCAACATACAAACCAAAGTTTTCTTATCAAAACGAATACGTTGGTCAAGTACATGTAAATCATTTAAGAAGTGATGGTAGTGTTTCTCATACAACCATTTTACACGATGCATTTCCTGTTACTATCGCAGCACAACAACTTGACTATGATAGTACTGATATCATTTTGCAACAAGAAGTGCAATTTGCCTTTAGGTATTACACCACTAAGTATAACGACTTACCAGAACCATCAGTCTTAGATTCACAACTGAATACTGGAAGACAAGTACTTGATGTTGCGGGTGATGTCGCTTCGGTAGTCGATAGACTTGGTGGTGATGGTGGTTCGTTAAGAGAGACAGTTAGAAGTGCAGGGACTAAAATTGACTCTGCAAGGTCAATATTGGGTAGATTGGGTCTACCATAAAATTATGAGGATATATAATGGCGTTACCAATTCAAACCGCACCAAAATACAAAACAGTTTTACCTGTTAATAAAGAAACGGTTGAGTACAGACCATTCTTAGTGAAAGAACAAAAAATATTAGTTATTGCACAAGAAAGTGAAGATAATGAACAAATAGTTGAATCCGTCAAACAACTATTGAGGTCTGTTACAGATAACAAAGTAGAACCAAATAAACTTTGTTCAGTTGATATGGAGTGGTTATTCTTAAAAGTTCGGTCAGTATCAATCGGTGAAACTGCGTCTGTAATGATAACATGTGAAAATGACAGTTGTAAAACATCCAACAAAGTAGAATTGAATTTAGAATCGGCCGAAGTTGAAGGTAGTTTACCAGAAGATAACAATGTAATGATATCCGATAGTGTTGGTGTAAAATTAGATTTACCATCTTTAAAAACTTTATCTAGTATAACAAACCTCGATGCATCTCAACAATTATTCGAAATACTCAAATCTTCGATGGTTATGATTTTTGATGAGAACAACGTCTATCATTGTTCAGAAGTGGACTCTGAAGATTTGGATGAATTTGTTGAGAGTCTAACCTTTGAACAGTTAGGGAAACTTGGTAGTTTTTTTGATGATGCACCCAGTTTGACCATAACATCAAACTTTCAGTGTACCAATTGTCAAACAAATCAAAGTAAAGTACTGAGGGGAATACAAAATTTTTTTTAGTGGCTCTTTCCCACGAATCGTTGTTTAATTACTACAACACAAATTTTCAATTAATGCAACATCATAAATATAGTTTAACTGAACTTGATAATATGATACCCTGGGAAAGAGAAATTTATTTGACATTACTAATGAATTATCTAGAAGAAGAGAAAGAACGTCACAAAAGGAAATAGATATGGACAGAAAAGCAGTATTCGAAACACTAAAGGTAGATGAGGGGGTGGTATACGAGGTATATGCAGACCATCTCGGACTTCACACTTTTGGTGTTGGTCACCTTATTACTGAGAATGATGCGGAATGGGGACAAGAATTCGGAACGCCAGTCTCGAAAGAACGAGTATGGGAATGTTTCGAGAAAGACCTCGACACTTCTATCTCAGAATGTCATGTACTTTACGGTGAAGACACCTTCGAAGGATTTCCCGAAGAAGTGCAACAGGTAGTTGTTAATATGATGTTCAACATGGGCCGCCCTCGTTTGTCACAGTTCAAAAAATTCAACACTGCACTCGAAGCAGGTGACTGGGCAGAAGCGGCAGTTGAGGGACGTGATTCACGATGGCACAAACAAGTGACCAATCGTGCTGAACGTTTGATGGTGAGATTAGAAAAAGTATAAATGAATGATAAGATATTACTTATAAGTGATGTTATCGAACAAAAACTCCGAAAAGAAAAGGAGTTAGAATACTATCAGCAACAACTTGAGGAACTAGAAAAGAAAATGTGGTTCCTCAAAAAAGAAATTGACTTGACTAACCTTATACTCTCTGTAATTGAAACTGAAAAGGCTGATATCTTAAAGTTAAACAAACCAGAGGAATAAACATGTCAGACGAACACACACTTGATTCTGAAGTAGCAAAACAAATCGATGCAAATGGTGATGGACATATCTCAAAAGAAGAATGGGATATGCATTTAGAATTTAAAAGGAAAGAATTGGAAGACCAAGACGCACAACGTGATGCTATACGTAAGATGGCATGGTTTTCTTTGATTGGTCTCTTAGTATATCCTTTCGGTATTTTTTGTACGTCTCTGTTCGGATTGGATAAAGGTGCAGAGTTAATTGCAGACATTGCACCCACATACTTTGCATCTATTGCCGTATTAGTCTCTGCATTCTTTGCAGCTGATGCGGTAGGGAACAAGAAAAAGGATTAAAACATGGCACAGTGGAACAAAAATAGTCAGAGTTACCTAGCAAACGGCACCACACTATTTGAAGCAGTAATGATTGCTGATAAAGATGGTAACATTCTCAACACTGCGGGTTCAGCCTCAAACATTCCCATTGCCAACGGTGGAGTGACTGGTTATTCTCACATCAATAAATTTGGTTAT